TTTCCTATAGGCCATTTAAACCTCCTGTTCCTTCGATACAGAGACTTCTTCAAGAACGCGCCTCACGGCACGTCCCGTCCGACGCTCCCACGCAGCAGTCGCTGCAGGAGCTTCTGACCACAACTGACAACACAACGCAAATAGCTGATCCGCCGTCACCGGCTCCAATGACCCTCCAGCAGCGAGATCTTCCGCGGGCGACCCAGACTCCATGAAACGACAGGCAACCGCCAAATTTCCAGCCGACACAAACACACACAACACTGAAGCGATGAACTCCGTGGGCACCTCAATACGAGGTAGACCCACAACATCAAGCGTACCCCAAATAAGAGAGGTAAGCACAGAAGTGACCCGATTACGGTCCACTCCAACAAACGGAACATTCGAACACACCAAATCAAAATCTTCCGGATTAATACCAAGGGATTCAAAAGCGTCATTGACGCCACCATCCTTAATCAAAGTCATACAATTCCGAGCAACACTATACGAAACCTTATTTCTCACAATATTTCTCCGTACTGGTCATGCAAGGTTCGTTCATTTTGCGCCTCAAGCGTATCAATAATGGCACGCAAACGAACCAAAAGAACACCACAACGAACACGCTCATCGGTTCCATCGGTTTCCATGGCAGTATAATGACCACGAAGAACCATAACAAGCTCAGCAAGCGTCCGAAGGCCCTGAAGCTGATCACCGCAATTAATGCCTCGGAGTACCGCCGAAGGACGTAAAGCGCGTGACCGGTCGTCTAAAAGCCTCTCTGAAGATCTTTGAAACATTAAAAGCGGCCGTGTCGTTCGAAAGCAGCTGAGCGGAAATAGTAATGCTCGGCAAGCTGCAATTCGGCGTCATCATCCTCAAAGACCGCAATCGCTCGGCGATAGGCTGTCGTGGAGTAACCGCCATCAACGATTTCCGTATCATCCGTAACTGCGATAAACTCTCGCCGCTCTCGGGCTGCCCGTTCCTCATCGGTTTCAATAGGCTCCGGAGGCACTCTATCCTCAATCTCTCGTTGGGCAAAATCCGGTCGTTCACCGAAATCCTCTTTGGCGTCTCTGATAGGAACGTCCAAAGCGTCAAACGATCTATCGTCGCGATCGTGTCCCGCATTCTTGTCAAACCGAAGCCGTGGCTTATCCGAGTTCGCCATGTAAACACTCCTTTTTTAAGCGGTTTCTCATAAGCCTTAAGAATGTACTTACACATATACCGCGCAATAGCAATAGGGGGTTTCCTAGGAATAGGAACAAACCTGTTGCCCTCCCTAACGGTCGGCCAACACCAACCAAGACGGCCAAACGCATCAGAATCAGCAAAACGGCAAGCAATGGGCACCGAATGCCCATACCGCCAAAACTTCTTCATAGGCACAATCTCCCGCTTCGTCGAAGGACCGTTGACCCTATTGGGATCACGCTTCCAACACGCGGGAATAGCTTTCATGCAATGAATAACATGAATGTGTAAACGACCGTGACGAGAACCACGCTCGACAACACCAAAATAAGAGTGAAAAGGATCTGACGCCTTCGCAAACTCCGCCTTCCGTACATTTCCATGTATCTCCGATCCAACAGCATTATCAATCATATGAACATAATTACGCCAAGACTGTGAACCCTTGCTAAATACTTCCTTATAATTCGTATTCGAAACAGTAAGTGTATTAAATACGATATACCAGCCTTGCGCAGCACGATGCTCAATCTCCTCAATCATGCGCCACTTGTGGTCGGCAAGGCGCGCACGCGCGCCATTTGATTTCAATTCCGTCATAACGTCCTGTAACCACCATTCGCTGGTAGGCACTCGTTCCCGACCTTCCAGGCCAAAGATGCGTTGCTTCTGTTGGGTACTTGTTCCCAACGCTAAAAATTGCTTACGGACCTCTTGAGTAACAGCTACTTGCGTGGCGTCTCGCTTCGCATCGACAGTCGCCAAGGCTCCAGCTGCGCACGCAAGATGTTCTCCATGGTCACGCATCACGTGGGGAACAAAGGAGGGATTATCAAGTCGGCCCTCCATCTGATGCAGCACCGCTATCGCCTGTATAGCCTCATGAACGAAATTCTCATTAGCAACATTACGCTTGGTTGACTGCGAACAAAACGCCCATTCCTTACGAATGGCCTCAGCACGCGCACGGATACCACCGTAAAGCGCAAACACAGGATCAACACTCGCCAATTGCGACGTCGTAATATTAGAAATCATCGACCACCTACCGAGGTCGGATTAAACTTCGACTTCACTTTTAAACTACCGCGACCAAAGATCCCGGTAAGCATTCTACCTGCAGCACCAGAAACGCGAACGGCCACACCGGCCGCCGCTAACTTCTTAGGATTATCATTCATCCACTTCAAAAATTCAGACTGAGACATTCCTATATCGAACGCCTGCGAGGCGAGCGCGCCTAACTTAGCAGTACCGGGATCGCCAAAAGCACGACCCTTAGCCAACGTCAGTTCACCTGACTTAATCTTCATCAAATTTTCATTTGTCCAAGCATTCATACGAGCCGACTTCGCCTGGCTCTCTTGAGCAGTAACACCGCGCTCCGCGACGGTAGCCTCTCGCTGACGCGCTCCCTCAGCCATAGTAACGGGGGTAATAGGACCCCCTCCAGTTCCCTCAGCAACATAATCACCAAGGGCCTTAGTATTCCCTGAAGGATAATTCATAGCCGTCTGAGCAGCAGACGCACGACCAGCAATCTTAGCCGCATTCAAATGCGACGCGGCATTAACAACAGCAACAGACGTCGCGCTACGCGCCTGAACGTCTGTATTCCTACGAGCAGTATCTGCAGAAATCGCAGCGGAGCCAAGCGCTCCAATCGGATTACCCGCGCCAAGGCGCTCCCACGGGTTAGTACCCGGAAACGCTTCATCATAATAACCACGGGCCTCGATGCCCTGTTGCGCTCCCTGGCCCTGCGACAGGCCAGTAATACCACCGGGCTGGGTAGGACCCAGCCCGAAACCACCAGCGGCGCCACCAAGGACGCCGCCGGCAATAGCTCCCACTGGGCCGCCACCTAAAAAACCTGTAGCGGCACCAGAGATAGCACCAGTGATAGCAGATCCAATAGAAAAGCCCATAGGGACTACCTATTAGGATCAAACGGGTGAAGATCCGAAACATAACGATGTAGAGAAGCGGCCATCTGAATGTCCGAAACATTCGCCACAGCCGAACCTCCGTTGGCAATAAGCCAACCAAAAAAGATCTCATTCTCAAGAAAGGCACCTTCCGGCGCCCAATCTCCAATAACTACCTCGCCGTTGGCATCACCAACAACCGAAGAAACCTCAGCGCCAGAGGTCCGTTCATGATTAGAAATAACCGACGGCACATAGGCAAACTGAGGACATGAAAAACCAACAATGCCGGGCGTAGAAGCACGCCCGAGCATACAACGAATGGAAACAGCCTCATCAGAGGTAAACCCCTGAAAGGCACCACCATAAGCCACAAGAAACTCACCAAATTCCTTATTACTCTCTAACTGAGAACCAGAAACCTTCACACCAATAGCACCATGCTCCCCTGCCGGGATCGCAATATCACCAAGTATCCACTGCTCAGCAATCGTAGACTCATTACCAATAGCAGAAGAAACATTACATTGCGGAACCGTTCCCAAAAGGGAACTCGTAAACAAACCAGACGTTATCACGCTGCTTTCCAACGTGACCAACGGCCAAGGGCCAACACGATTCGGTCTATACATAATTAACCTCCGGCATAGAGTGAACTACGTGGCGGGGGAACGGTGCGATTGCACCTAACACCAACACGAGAATGAGACTGCCAGTGACCCAACTGGGTCGTCTGAAAAACGTCATCATACTCATTAGCAACATGATAATGCGCCCGACCACGATTAGTGATCGGACTATCAATGAAGGTAAACCCATCAAGGTCCTGATAGGCCCGATGGACATGGTTCGGATGATACCGATACCATTGACCAAACGGATGAACACCAAGAACTTCACCCGCAGGAGCAACAACACGAAAATAATCCTCACGAAGGATATCAATCGGAGGTTCAGCAGAAACCAAAGCCGGATCACCGGCAATCTCTAAATACGACGGATCAACAACACCATGTAAGAAATGACGTTCACCAACATGTATCGTCGGAAAACGGGGCAAACACATTATCCATAAGGCCCCATGTTCGGAAAAGAACTTTCGTCTGAGAGAGAACGAACCAATTCCAGCAGACTTACCAGAATATGTTCCAAGAGCGGCATCGTCTGTTCCATCGACATCATAGCCACTGAGCCACCACTGAGAATGGCCACAAAGAGTGGGTCTTTCATCCGCATCGGTATTCACCGTAGACCCCCAAACAGTGTTTAGGAGGTCATTATAACGCTGACCGAAATACTCCCTGTCAACTTCAGTCCGATACTCAGCTTGCACCCTATTAAGGGCAACAATATCAAAAGTATCAGCAACAACAGGAACATCACGTTCCAAAGCATCAACGCCATCGGTCACACCAGTCGACCAAGGCTGTGGCAAATAGCCACATCGAAGGCCATTGTCCTTCTCATCCCCGCCAGCGGGGATAAAATCATCAGGATGCTCAGAAAGAACATCCGTAGGAGCACGAAAATATCGGTTCCAAATCCGGTTATAACCGGCAATCACCCAAAGCGGGACGGTTTCCTCCGCCAAGTACTCGGTAGCATGATAGGACAAATTCTCATCAATGCCGAGCGTAACGCCAGGAAAGATGGTAGCCTCAGATTTTCCTTCCTTAATAAATTTAATCCATTCTTCGCCATAAACATGCCGATGGGGTACGAAAAATGCAAACATATCGATCACACAATCGACAACAAGATTCCTACGAAGGGGCGAAAGCCGCCAAACACCTTCGAGTGAAACTGAAATACTGTCACCAGAAACCACTGGTATACAGGCAAGGGTCTGAAGATGACCAATCTCGCCCTTATTGAACGAGAAATGCGAGAGATCAACCGGAAACCGTTTAGCCATTAGAACCGACCTCCACCTTGAAACTTAGAGCCCGGGCTGCCGCCTCGAGCTCTTATCGTCTTCGTCCGCTTCCCGGACTTGACACGAGAATTACGGCCCTTACGGGCCTTCTTCATAGAACCAGCTTTCCTATAGGCCATTTAAACCTCCTGTTCCTTCGATACAGAGACTTCTTCAAGAACGCGCCTCACGGCACGTCCCGTCCGACGCTCCCACGCAGCAGTCGCTGCAGGAGCTTCTGACCACAACTGACAACACAACGCAAATAG